CGCCTTCTCGCCCTTCTCCTCCCAGGTCTCGGCCAGGCTGACATTAACGAAGGTCTGCAGATCATCGGTCGCCAGCTTGTCGAGATAGGATTGCACGATGTCGCGCAGCCGCCGGAAAATGCTGTAAAATTCATTGATGTGGTACGAGACATGGCCCTTGAACGGTTTTGCTCCGATCCAGCGCCCGCCCCGGATCGCCGCGACACGCCGGCCATCATCCCATAACGTGCCGCAAGCCGCGCAAACAATGCGCGCGGTCTCCGGCGCATGCTCCGCCCCGTCCTCGAGGTCCTGCTCGGCATCCTCGATGCTGGTGGAACGCCGCCCGCTCCAATGCACGTTCTCCCAGGTCAGCACCTGCTCATGGCCGCAATCCGGGCAGGTGACATGGAAGCGCCGCTGATCCCCCGCCAGGAAGGCGCGCTCGATATAGCTGCCCGCCTTGGTCGTCGGCGTGCTGATCTCGAGCAGGAAGCGCATATCGCCGAAGGTGGCGGCGCGCTGCCAGAGCAGCCCGACCGGATGGCCTTCCTCGGTCACCTCATAGCCATCCACCTCATCACAGACGATCAGCGGCGCCGAGCGCCCGCGCATCGTCTTCGGGCTGCCTGACCAGGCGAACATGATGAAGCCGCCGGGGTAAGACTTCATCTGCCGGTTATTGACCCCGTTGCGCCCGCGCGGCCGGGCCACCAGGCGGCGGATGCCGGCATTGGCCTCGATCAGCGGGTTGAACTTGGTCTCCAGCCAGGTGTTGAGATCGCCCTGGCTCGGCTGCATCATCATCTGGCTGCGCGGGCAAGAGGCGATGCTGTAGCCCTGGATCCCCAGCGCCGTCATCGTCTTGCCCACCTGCGCCCCCCACATCAGGGTCTCGCGGTAGCAATCCGGCGCCACCAGCATGTCCAGCGGCTCGCGCTGATACGGCGCGTTATCCAGCCGCATCGGCCCCGGCACGGCATTGCCCGCCGGGATGCGGACATTCTGCTCCACCCAGGCCGAGGGTTTGAGATCCGGCGGCGGGCGCAGCTGGGCCTGGGCCCGCCGGATCGCCGCCGCCACGCCAGCGGCGTTGGCGAAGAGTTCAGCCGTGGCGGCCGTCACGAAGCTCCGGCCCCGGCCTCGCCATCGGCGCCACCGGCGCGGCCAGCACCACCCTCGCCCGCCGCGCCACCGGCACCACTGGCGCCGCCAGCACCGCCCTCGCTTGCTTCACCGGCCGTCTCGCCGTCCGCCTCGTCATCAGCTTCATCGCCACCGGCCAGCTCCGTGCTGGCCAGCGCCTCCAGCGCCTGGTCAAGCTCGCTGCCCAGCACCTGCTTGAACCGGCGCTCATCACTCTCGCCAATCAGCATCGCCACCACCCGCCCGGGCACGTTGCGGATCCCCGCCCGCACCTCGGCGAAGGCGCGCTGCACCATCCGCTCCACCTGCTCCAACGGCGCCACCAGCTCCTGCGCTTTCGCCAGCTCCAGCTCGAGCAGCTTCGCCTCCGCCGCCAGCTTGCGGATTTTGAGTTCTTTCTCATCCAAGGTCTCGGTGCCGGCCGCCTGCTCCACCGCCTTGTCCCGCAGCCAGCGCGCCACCTCGGCGGTGTTGAACACCCATTCGATGCCGCGCGAACCGCGCTGCACCACCGGACATCCAGCCCGCACCCAGGCGTCAACAGTCGTTGCGGAGACGCCTAGTAAATCCGCGATTCCGCCACGGTTTACCTGCTTTCCTTTGCCGGTATAGGCCATCAGATATAGTTGTTGGACCGGGTTTCAAAATCCACCGACAAGGCAAAAGCGGCGAGGCAAGTTCCCTCGCATGGCCCGCCCCCCGGGAAGGACCCATCTTGCATGGCTCGCCGCTTATCCATGCGCTGCGCGCAATGCTCGCGTAACTGCCTGGTGTTTGCTGGGATAAACCAAAGCGGTTGAGGGCTGGGCTTACCAGTCATGGTCCTGCCTTGGCTGCGGCTGGTGTGCTGCTGGTGATGATGCCCGGCTGCCCGCGCACCGCATCCGCCAGCTCCCGGTGCAGTGCCGCGCAATGCTGATAACTCTCGGCCACGGCAACATGGTTACCCAGCAGCCCCGCCAGGCTGGGGTCAGTGGCTGCTGGTAAGGGTGGGCATGGCTGCAGCAGATTGCTGGGGATCACCGGCTTGGCCGAAGGTACTGTCAACACCGCCGGCATTGGCCGCGTTCCACAGCCGGAGACCAGCAGCATCAAGCCCGCAATGCGCAAGCGCCGGATTGTCATGCACATATTTTGTCACCGTCTCGGTTAGGGTTTGGTCCACGATGCTGATCCGCGCTTGCTCGGCATCAGCGCGCGCGGCGGCATCCATCGCGGCTTGCGTGTTGGCCTGCTGCTGATTGAGAGACTTGAGGCTCGCATCCGCCGCCGCGATGGCTTGGCTGGCACGCTCAGCGTCCCAAGCGTCCTGCACCTGCGCGCTGCCGGCGGCGTAACCGGCATGGTGCGCGTACAGAATAACGCCAATCAGCAGCACCACCGCGCCAAGATACGGTGCGAACTTGCGCAGCAGACTGAGGATCGACAACGCGGTCATGCCGCCACCTGCCCGCCCGCCTGCACATAGGCTGTTTGCAGCTGCGCCAGTTCGTTCTCATGCTGCTGCCAGCAGGAGCCGGGCAGCGAAGCCCAGAGATGCGCAACCTTCGCCACCGCCGCGCCGAAGCGGCCAGCATCGATGTCCGGCAGCGCGCGGCATTCGCGGATCTGCTGCAGCGCCACCCGATCCTGCGATACCGGGCTAAAATCACTCAGATGCAGCAAATCACGGTAAGGCTTCCACCAGCGGTACAGCAGCTGATAGCGCCCGGCGGCGGTGGAGTTGCACGGCGCGCTGTAGATGTTGGGATGGTCGCGGTAATTTGCGAACAGCAGCGGGTGCGCCGGCGTGCTGCCGACCAGCACGTTATAACCATCATCCGAGACCGCCAGCAGCCTGGCGCCAATCTCACTGGCGGCGATCATATCCAGGAACGCGCAGCGGTTTTTGCCACCAGCCTGTTCAGGCGTGATCCTGGGCATCGTGCATCCTCCTGCCAATCAATTTAAGAAAACACTGCCGCACGCCCAGCAGCGCCAGCGCCCAGGCCAGCACGGCGGCGGTATAATGTGCCGCGCCCATCAGCTGCGCCGCCGCGGCCACTGCCGCCGTGCTGAACAGCAATTTGCCGAGCAGCCCATCATGCACACGCGGCGACAGCACGCAGTATGAAGACCAGGTGAAGACAATGGCGCAGGCTGCCAGATACAGCGCGCTCATTATTTCGAGCCTCCAAGCCGCTCCCGCACCAGCCCCCACAAATCCGCGTTGCGGATCGCCGTCATCGCCGCCTGCACGAAGGACAGTCCGAACAGCCCGACCAAAAACCCGAGCCCGGCCAGCTTGCCGTCATCCAGCGCAAAATACGAAGCCGCCAGCGGCGTGACATAAGATGCGCCGACCGCCGCCATCGCCACGCAAAAAGCCCGCTTCAGCATCGTGTCCACGGTCGGGTGGAACGGCAACGAAGCCAGCGCGCCAAATGCCGCCGCCACCAGCAAATCGAACGCGTGCTCAAAACGCCCCATCATCGCGCCTTCCCGCGTTGACGCTGACGGCGATTATTCATCATCTTCATGGTCCCTGCTGTGCTCATCGGCGGCATGTTGCGGACCGCAACGGAGGCGTCCTCCCGTGGGATTTCCCGGAGGAGGTTTTTGACGTGCTTCGCACTCACCCCCATCAGCCCGGCCACCACCTCATGCGCCTCGCCCGCCGCCACCATCGCCACGATGCCCGCATCACGGAACGGCCGGTAAATCTCAGCGCAGCAGGCGGGCTTCAGAATCTCGCCGCCAAAGGCCCGCACCAGCTTCATGGCGTCCTGCCAGCCCAGCAGCCGCGCCAGCCGGTGGCCGGGCGGCAACGCCTTCGGCACGTACAGGATGGTCTCGCTGGACTGCGCCCCCGGCCAGCGTCCATCGCGCCGGTAATAGCGCGGCAGCTGCCCGATCAGGTACAGCGCCCGTTCACGCCCAAGCACATCGGCAATCACCTTCACGCTGGCAGGAAGCCGGTTCACGCCGCCGCCTGCTCGGCCGTCTCCTGGGCGGCGATGTAGCGCGCGGCACGCGGGGAACGGCGCTGGATCGTGTCCCACA